AAGCATGACCGAGAGAAGAACAAGTTTGAGTATTACCTAATTAGTGGTGGCGACAAAGAAGCTATCATGAAATGGTTGGGCTGTGCTGAAGAACATTTGATTCTTGCTTCAAGTCTTGAATCAGTTACTAGAAGTAAGAGCAATAACTCTGGTGCTAGTTACAGAAGTAAAGTATGTGTCTGGGATTACAGTCGTGGTCAATGGAAAGATGTTGAAGTAGACATGGAAGAAGGTGGTCTATACTTCGAGATCAATCGCTATGAGATTGTTGGTCGTGATGGCAACCGCATGGGTGATTGGAATAACATCAGAAAGTTCAATGAGCTACTCACAGATATTGGCTGTGAGATTGATGAAGAAGTTCCTATCTATGGCATCAAGAGTCAAGAGCTAAAGAAGAAGAAGTTTAATGCTGATGGTCAGTGGACTAACTACTTCGAGTACATGCAGTCGGCATACAATGATCGCATTACTGAAGTCCTTGAGTGGAATGTTGAACACATTGCTTGGAGACAACATGAAACTTCTGAACGTGAACTTGTTGCTAACTGGTTGTCTGAAGTAGACAATCTACCTGAA